CCAGAAATCGGGTTTGTGAGTGCCGTGCGCCTCGCTGGCGAGCAGGGCAGAACGACTTGGAAGCAAGTCAAGATTGTTGACGATGTTGAAGAAAATGGCGCATTGGTTATTCAAAACAATGGCGAGAATGGAGCCGGCATAAGCACCTTTGGCAAATTTGCTGGCATGGTGAATTGTGGCGATGAATACGGGCAGCTAAACATGTCCGAAGAGGGCTCTACCCCAGTATCAGGCTACGACCCCGCAATCGTGACCGCAATCGAAGCGTTGGTAAACGCAATCAAAGGCGCAGGCTGGACGAATGAAACGCTCAAGGCTATCATGGAAGCCATTGGTGATATTGATGGTGGCGGCGGTGGACTTGACGCTGAAGGCGTTAGAGACGCTATCGGACTGGCTGCGGCAAACTTGGATACGCAACTCAGTGGTATTCACAGTAAAACCACGAATTTGCCCGCAAGTCCGGCGGCAACTGGCGACGCGATGACTTTGACGGCTGCTTATGACAACGCGAAAGATGATGTACTCACTCCGCTTGCGACTGTTGACACAGTGGTTGATGGAATCGCTACAACGCTTGCAAATCCTGATAATTTCAAGGCTGACGTGAGCGCGTTGGCACTTGAATCCACCCTAACAGCGATGAAGGGCGCGGGCTGGACGAATGAAACCTTAGTAATGCTCAAAGCCTATGTGGACGAAATCGAAACACGCCTTACTGCCACAAGAGCGGGTTATTTAGATAAGTTGAATGTGACAGGCACTTTAGCTCATTCAGATGCTGCAGCGGCTTATAAGGCTGATGTTTCAGGACTTGCACCTGCTAATGAATATGATGCACAATTGTCCGCCATTCAAGCAGATTTGGATAATCCCGACCAGTACAAGGCGGATGTGAGTGCGTTGGCGAAAGCAACCGACCTGCAAGATGTAGAAAATAAGGTTGATTTAATTGATGTAACCACAGTCGCAAATGGCGGAAAGATTGACGCAGTTGATACTAAGGTAAGTGCAATTGACACCGACACGATAATGAGCTTCATGATTGACGGGTTCACCTTTGAACAGATAGTGCAGATTATGGCTTCAGTTTTGGCAGGTAAACTCACCCGTTCTGGTGATACCTTGACCTTCAGGGACTTAGCAGACACAGTGAATAGAGTGGTCGCTGAAACTGACGAAAATAAACAGAGAACAGGGATAACCTACACGGTGTAATATGGACTTTTGGGCTGACACTTATTGGGCTGACACTTACTGGACAGATACCTACTGGTCGAAATATTACCTGTTGATATTTACAACGCCTGATTGCCGAATATTGTTTATCCAAGCAGAAAACAGGATAATGGACATTGCAAAAGAAGACCGTTTCTTAGCTATCCCATTTGAAGACCGATTTATGGCAATTCCAAAATGCCAAGACGGAGGAGGATCGTAATGATAAAAGACCCTAATGCAAAACTTGACTTCGGTTTCAATTGGCGACCAGATGGGAAAGAATGGCTTGAAGAAGATGAAACAATTACAAGTTACGTTATCACCGTTCCGACAGGTATCGTCAAAGAGAGCGACAGCGAAAGCGATGGCGTGGTGACTGTTTGGCTATCAGGCGGCACGGTTGGACAGAATTATAAGATTGAGTGCGAAATCACCACCTCAAAGGACAGGACTGACGAGCGTTCCACCTGGATCAAGGTGGTCGAGCGGTGAGTGAAATAGCATCGCCTATGCAATATTGGATTCACCATCATCAGCATAAGGGAAAGCCTATTGAGGATGCTTTAATTGATCAGGGTTGGGTTTACAGTCAAGCACCAGATGTTGCTTTATTTGATATTGCGAGAGCGGTAAGCTGATATGACGCTTACAGCGTTTGAGCAATCTATACTCAATATTCGGGGCGATTATTCACGCGAAATGCGGCGACTTTTCGCCCTCGATATATCTGAAAACAATGCCAAAAAACAGATAACCGGAATGAAACGGTTGCTTGATAAAAAGGCGCAATTAGAAGGCAAAGAAACAACGCAAAAAACGGTTAGTTATAATCCGGATAAAACGCAAACTGTAAAGCAGGATATCTATCTTACTGAAAACGAAGCCGCAAGCCCAACACTAATTATGCAGAAGTGCGGTTTTGACCCGCTTTTGTGGGAAGTAATAAGCTGCAAGCTGATAAGCGGATCGTGGGATGTTACTATTAAAAATAACGATGGTGAGGGCATTCTCCACACTAATAGGAAGTACTCGGTCACGCTTACAGTAAAGCCACTCGGTAGTAAACTGACAATGCCGCAAGTGTTAGAAGCTTTTCAAGATTTACCACCTGCAAAGGTTGTAAAGTACAATCGGGAAAAAGGCAATGCGCTCCTGGAATTGCCGATCATGGATTTTCATCTTGGCAAACTCGCTTGGAGTGAAGAAACAGGTCAAGATGATTACGATCTGAAAATCGCTGAAAGTTTATGGCGAGAAACGGTTGTAGACTTATTGAGTAAAAGTGTTCGTGTTTGCAAGCCGGAATACATTTTATTCCCTATCGGGCAGGATTTTTTTCACTTTGACACGCCTCGTACAACTACGACAAACGGTACTCAACTCGATAGTGATACCCGTTGGCAAAAAATGTTCACTTGCGGCATAACCTTACTAATCTGGGCTATTGAGCAATGTAGGGCAATTGCGCCAGTAAAAGTAATTTGGATTCCGGGAAATCATGATGCTATGTTAAGCTACGCTGCCACAGTGGGCATTTATCAACGCTATATCGAGTGTAAGGATGTTGACGTTGATTTATCGCCTACAAAGCGCAAGTATCACCGCTATGGAAAAAATCTTATTGGCTATGCCCATGGCGAGAATGAAGGCAAGCGCATTGAAGGACTGATGCAAGTTGAAGCACCTGATGACTGGGGAAAGACATTATGGCGGGAATTCCATTTAGGGCACTTACATTCCGAGAGCAGTTACTCGAAAGGCGGCGTGGTATTCCGGCGTATATCGAGTATCACCTCTGCTGATGCATGGCACGCTGAAATGGGCTTTTTGGGTGCAACAAGGCAAGCGCAGGCTTTCGTTTGGGACGCTGAAAAAGGGCTGCAAGCGATTTTGAATAGTAATGTGAGGGCTAACCATGACCGTTAAATTACACTTAGGCGACTGTTTGGAAGTTCTGGCAACCATACCTGAGAATAGCGTTGACACCTGCATCACTGACCCGCCTTACGAGTTAGGTTTCATGGGTAAGAAGTGGGATTCAAGCGGCATTGCGTTCCAACTTGAAACTTGGCAAGCCGTATTCAGGGTGCTGAAACCGGGCGCATTGTTGCTTGCCTTCGGCGGCACTCGCACCTATCACCGAATGGTGTGCGCTATTGAGGACGCTGGCTTTGAAATCCGTGACACTATCGCTTGGGTATACGGAAGCGGATTCCCAAAAAGTTATAACATTGGCAAGGCGATGGAATCAAAAGCCTTGACTGGAAGCGCAAATAAAACTGCATTCAAAAATTTGGATGGTGAAGTTTCAAAAGTTGCATTAGGCTATAACAAAAACAATGCTGAAGGGGATTTCAGACCTAACGATTACAACGGGCGTGAAACCACAGTAAATCACAAACTCCATACCGAAATCGGGCAATTGTGGGACGGCTGGGGCACAGCTCTTAAGCCGAGCCACGAGCCGATTGTCGTGGCGATGAAGCCGATTGACGGCACGTTTGTCAACAACGCGCTCACCTACGGCGTGGCTGGCTTGTGGATTGACGGGGGTAGGGTGGGAAGTGAAACCTTGCCAGAATGCCAACATGGGAAAAGAGATGGTTGTGTAACATCTGGTACAGGCAAAGGCAATGGCACTAATTCTGGTGGTTTCAATTTAGGTACAAGTGGAACAACCCCTGAACGTGTCGGTCGCTTCCCGGCGAACTTTATTCACGATGGCTCGGATGAGGTGGTGGGGCTGTTTCCGAGTGGCGGCGCGCACGGTGGACAGGGTGAATTTGAGCAACACGCTTGGATGCGTGGAAATATTACGCAGAATATACAACCGAGTGAAGGCTCAGCCGCGCGCTTTTTTTATTGTGCAAAGGCAAGTCGGAGTGAACGCAATGCGGGGCTGGAGGGGATGGAAGAAAAGGTCGGCGGCGGAATGAAGGGCACGGAAGACCAAACGCTTTTGACTGGCTCTGGAAACATCCGCAACAATAAAATGCAAAACCATCATCCGACTATTAAGCCAATCGAACTGATGCGCTACCTTGTGCGGCTCACGAAAACGCCAACAGGCGGGGTGGTGCTTGACCCGTTCACAGGCTCTGGCACGACTGGCATTGCTTGCGTGTTGGAAGGGCGCGATTTTATCGGCATTGAGCGTGAGGCGGAGTATGTCGAGATAGCCGAGAAGCGGATTGCGCATTACAGACTGCCGATATTGGATGATAAATGGATTCCGGAGGTGCAGGAATGAACGTCCAACTTCACTTAGGCGACTGTTTGGAAGTTATGCGCACCATGCCCGATAAGAGCGTGGACGCGGTGATTACTGACCCGCCATTGGAGTTTTGCTAACCATGCATTTATAACCGCAAATGGGCGTTTTTGCACTTATAACCGCAATTGCGGATTAGCAGAACCGTCATGCCGGATTAGCAGGAGTTGACAAAACTTTCGATTTTGCGGAGTTTTATCAGAAAGTTGATGTTTGAAATTAGAACCCATAATTAGGTTAAACCTGCTTACTGGTTCACGTTTGATAAAGGATAGTCAACAAGAAATGTCTATTCTGCGATATATTATGCTATATAAACGCAAAAACACGTCCGTAAAAGTGCAGTGAGAGCGCAAAAGATCGTATGAGAAAGTGCGCAACTGGAAGTGTTGCAAAATATGCAACAGTTGAAAAAGTGCGCCAACAATACACAATTGTTTCATTTTGTGTACGGATAGGATAGAAAAAACTACCCTTTGAGGTGTTATAATGAGTTTGGCATGAATGCGAAGCAGGTATCTACAAGCTATGGCACAAGCCCTCACAATAACAGTGGGGGTTTTGTGCTATACTTGCATTAACAGAAGCCGTACCGCCTCTCGAAGAAGCGAATCAGTGCGGCTCATTTTTTTGTGCTATACTTGAATTAACAGAACCCGACACGCCTCTCGTAGAAGCGGACCAAGTCGGGTCATTTTTTTAATCATGTATAATTAGCACCAAAAAGGAGCAGTATGACGATTCCAACAATTGAACAATTAACAGAGATGTACGACAATTTCTTCACTGCTGATAGTGGCAAGTGGGCTTTCGATGAGCGCAACCGAGTTGCCTATGAAGCGGTGATGACTTTCATGCCAGAACCGATGGAGATACTTGACATCGGCTGCGGTAACGGGCACACCCTACATTACTTCCAGAAACGAAAAAACAAGGCAAAATTGTACGGGATGGATATATCAGGGGTTGCTGTGGGTATTGCACAGGAAAAGCTCCCAGATGCCGAATTTTTCGTTACGGACTTGCTTGCGCATACAGGGCGCAAAAAGTTTGAAGCGATTATTGTTTTGGGGAGCATGCAACTTCTACTTGACCCAGACGCGGGCTTGCAGAAAATCAAAAATCTATTGAAAAAAGACGGCATTGTTTATGTGGAGTTGCCGGACAATTTAAGCTATTCAAAAGGCAAACATGAATACAGGCGACTGCGGATTGGCAGCAAGCAGTATGAGTGGCATTTAACCCGTGAGGAATGGGAGGCGAAATTCCTTCAAGCGGGATTTGTGATTAAGAAACGCTATGCCAACACCAGACCACAATGGCGATTTGGTTGGATACTGGAATAATGCGATTCTGGATTTACCACCATCAGCATAAGGGCAAGCCGTTCCAAAAGGCGTTGAAAGAGATGGGCTGGGAGTACAGTCGGTATCCGCAGATTGTGTTATTTGACACGATGCGCCCCCAGAAGATATTTGATTTATATTCCAAAATGGGATCGGTGTTCGTGCTTTATCCACACACTGCTATGGCGACTTGGTGGTATGACGGGTTGATTGAGATGAGACCGGAAATATCCGCTATGCTTTGCATTGGTGAAGGGCAAGCAGAGGTACAGCGGATTATTTTGCCTGATATGCCTGTTTATCCGGTAGGCTGGAGCTATTGCAAACAGCGACCGTTGGTATTGCCAAAAGAGGTGAAGCGAATTACTTTTGCGCCGATTCACCCTGCTGGGAGAGATGGAAAAACCTTGCGCCCTGAAGCGAAAGATATTAACGCAAGGGTGTACGCTGATTTGCTGAAACTTACCTCTGATGTTCAGGTGATTGTACGGATGATTGGCACGCTTGAAGGCAACGGGCTTTGGTATAACTCAAAAGTGGTTGTTAAAAATGGCAAACCGGATGGCAGTTATGACGAAATAGACGTAGCCGATTTGGTTATTGCAGAGGGGATGTATATGTATCTGGCGGTGGCAAGAGGCAAGCCCGTTATCGCGATGAACCAGTATGTACCCATGCGCTCGAATGTTAATGAAATAATGCCTGCTAACTGGGAGCGGTATAACCATTTGCAAGCGTACCCGATTGACTATGATGATGGTGGTGGTATAATTGAAAACATAGACAGGGCGATAAGCGAAAATGAGGCGGTGAACGTATGGAAATCACGCTTTATTGGTGCGCAACTCGAAGCAAAGACACTCTCGGAAACGTTGGAGAAAATATATGCAGACCACAGTCAACACGAAGAACGCCCTGCTCTGGAATCAGATTCGTAAGGAAAAGTCACTTGAAAAGGCGGTTGGGATGATAGCCGATGTCACCGAAACCGCAATTAATGAAAGTGTCGCTGACCGCTGCGAAATCCGCGATTTGGTAAAGCAATCACGGTTAGAATCGCATGAAGAATATATTGAACTGTCAAAACTGTTGAAAGGGAACGGGAATCCCAGTAAGAGCATTATCGCAAGGTTAGAAAGGATCGAAGAAAATTCACTAAAATCAAAAGCAAATATTGATAAGGCGATGTGGATCGTAGTCAGTGCCTTTTTGGGCAATCTCGCACTCGCAATCATTAAACTCATAGCAGGAGGCTAATATGTTGGAAGATATTTTGTTGTTACTCGCCGGACTAACTGGTCTTGGCGGGCTGGTAAGTGTTATTGTTAATCTGCTGAAAGCAGTCGGGGTCGTGAAAGACGGAACAAGCGAAACGTGGTTCCAGATTCTGAACCTTGCCGCCTTTATTGGCGTGGCAGTGATCTATTTTGTGCAGGTGAATATTGATTGGGGTCAGCTGGATCAGTGGCTGATTCTCTTATCGACACTGCTCGGTTATGTGTTACAGATTTTGGGCGGCAAGCTCACTTATAAGGCGATAGGCGGCAAAGCTCCACTAATCGGATATAGTTTCAGCGATTCCGAATAATTAGAAACAGCGCCGTATTGCTCCACAGCCCCTCGAACCCCGGGGGGCTATTTCTTATCCCCGATATACTCAATGATTGAGTACGAATATTGGGCAAAATCGCACCAATATTGACCAATTGTCAGATTGCCTCTTGACAAATGTAAAGAAAGCGTCTATACTATAATCATCAAAGGATAAAGGAGAAAAAAATGAAACTCATCAACGAAGCCACAGGAATGGAAATCGAAGAAATCATAGACGACCGTTTGTTTTTTGGCCATGTTTACTTCAAACTCGGACACGAACGACAGATTGGAAAAAACTGGGAAGAAATTGAAGTCCATAGCATAGTCAGAATAATCGCCAAAGATATCGAAACGCTTGAAGCTTTAGCAGACGGTAGAGCGAGAAAACTTGCCAATCGTCACCAGTGCGAGGTGCGCTGGAATTATTACTACTCAAATCAAGGGCATTACATTCAGCCCGGCAACTGATAATCAAAATCCGGGTTGCGCATGGTACACGCAAAGAAAGGAATTGAGATGAAGGCGATAGACGGCAAACTAAGAGTAGACCAAAGTTATTCACTGGAAGAAACTTATACTGGGTTATGCTTTTGTGACAATTGCGGTAACAGACTTCACAATATCGCAGTGGTTACAGGGAGTGAAGACAACCTCCAATATCGAATTGGACTGGATTGTGCGAGTACGCTTGTTGGAATAAAGCCAAACGAAATCAAGCAAGCACAGAAGGCGTTTGCACTCAGGCGCAAGGTGAACAAGCGGATCAAGAATGGTTTTTACAAAAAGGCGTTCGTAGTTGATTCTGAATGGGTATGGCTTTACACGAAAGATGTGAATGACCATTATCTTGACTCAACCAACTGGTTCAGCAAAATGAAATATCAGAATGTAAAAGACAGCCTTTGTGACCCAGAAGCTGAAATCGAAACCATCTATATGACAGGCGATGAATTGCTCTTGTCAACCGACATATAACAGAAAGGAATTGAAATGAACAACTCAAAATTTGGAATCGCACTCATAAAACAAAATCGAGCAAGTGTGGAGCAAATCGTTATGCAATTCGGGTACGAAGAGCGCAAAAAGGCGGTGGCAGTAATCGACAGGTCGTTGAAGTTTCTCGATCGCAATACCGAAATGCTTTACCCTTTTGAATACCCCGCTGAACTTCAAGAGGGGCTTGAAATCGACATGCCTCTCCCCAAATTTGCAACTTCAGACTACGATTTGTTTGTGCAAGGGTTGAGATGAAGGCAATTAGCTCCACAAAAGCCAAAAAGATATTACAAAGAATTGGCATGGAACAAGACGATGATATCCGCACTTTCTATGCAACTAATAAGCAAGAACAATCGGTTTGGAAGTTTGACAGCAAAAAAAGGCGAGACGCTTTTGTCGCCAAAGCAAATAAAGGAGATAAGCCATGCTGACCCTCTACGAAGCAATTATCATAATTGGAGCTTTTATTGCGGGCTACATCGCCTGCAAACTAAATAACGAAAGGAACTAACATGAACAACAACAAAATCGAATTGTCAAAGACCATCACCAAGAGGATCTCAGGGATTCAATTTACAGGTGATAACCACATTGAAATCATGCGCTGGTTGGGAGAAAAAGCAAGCGTTATGTATAACTACTATCCCGATTCGTCAATATCGGCTGAGGTTTATATTCCAGAAAGTAAATCTTGGCATAATGTTAAGGTTGGAGACTGGATTATCGCCACTGGCGACAGCTTCCCTGCTTCAGTATTAGCTGATAAAGCGGTGCAAGCTCTTTTTGACGAGGGCTGGGTAGAAGCACCAGTTTCTTGACGGCAGTAAAGAATTCGGATATACTAATAACAGAAAGGAGATACCATTGAAAAAAAAGCTATTCAACTTCAAAATCGACCCGAAAACTGAATCAATGCTACGGGCAATTAGTAAGCAAAAAGCGCAACCGATGTCAGTCGTTATCCGTGAAGCGATCCGGCAGTATTATTTACGGGAATTGCGAGCGGAATAAAAGTTGAAGCCGCCCTGAAAGGAATAAAAGGGCGGCTTCACATCAAAGAGTTTGGAGACTGTGATGTACCGAGATTATAGTAGACTCCAAAATGAAAGTCAAAAATAAGAAAGGAATGAAATGAAAAAAAGCGAAAGCATTGAAAACCTGACCCAGAGCCTGATCAAGTTTCAGGCATTGGCAAAGCCGGTGGCGTTTGACGCACAGAATCCTTATTACAACTCGAAGTACGCCAGTCTGGGAGCAGTTATCGACACGATTAAGTCGGTTGCCCCTGATGTCGGACTGGCATGGACGCAGATGCCAATATCGGAGGATGGCGGGATCGGCGTTGAAACCACTATACTTCACGAATCCGGCGAGTACATAAGCGAACGGATTTTAGTCACGCTCCCCAGTGAATTTGCAGAAAACTCAAAAGGGCAAATGAAGCAAGCAAACCTTATTCAGGAAGCGGGCAAGTACATTTCGTACCTGCGCCGCTATGCACTGGCAAGCGCATTCGGATTGTACGCAGACGAAGATACTGACGGCAATGCAGTTACGCAGTCACCGCCCAAACAAAGGCAAGCACCACAAGCCGAACCCGCTCCAAAGGGCACGCCAAGAGGTGGCAAGGAATCCCGCCCGTACAAGCCGGAGCAGCTGCGGCAAGCGTTGCTCAAGATGGCAGAGCGGTCACAGCCGGCAAGCAAAGAGGATGTGCAAACGTTGGTGGGCGTGTTGAACCAGTGGGCTGATAGCGATGAAGCGCTCCGTCACAAAGTGCAGAACTCCCTGTTCGGATCAGAAACAATCAAAGGCGTTAGCCCACAGATGATTTCAGCGGCGCTGGCATGGTTAAAACCAGCATGGGATTCACAATCGAAGTTTTACCTACTGGCTGAACACGCTGAAACCGAATTGGATATGCTCTATGACGAATTATCGTAAGGTGGACAGCAGGATGATAATCAGAGTAGCCAAAAGGGATAGTTATACTGTGATGTCAAACCACGCCCTGCGAAACGCGGCATTATCGTTCAAGGCAAGGGGAATACTCGCAACTCTGCTATCCATGCCAGATGATTGGCAGGTATACGTTCAGGATTTAGAAAACAGAGCCACCGATGGTAGAACTGCAATCTCCAGTGGAATAAAAGAGTTGGAGAACGAAGGCTACATCAGGCGTGAGCAGATGCGGGATGAGAAAGGTAATTTTGCGGGCTATCAATACATGGTTTACGAAATGCCCGCAAATGAAATATCCGTAAGCAGAAAACCCGTAAACGGAAAACCCGATTACGGGAAATCCGATTACGGAAAACCTGCAACTACTAATTACTTACTTAACAAAGAACTGAACGAACCAATTACTGAATTAACTAAAGATACACCTGCTCCTAAAGTCGCAGGTGGTAACGAGCATAAGGAAATGGTAATCGCTTTAGAAAAGCTGACTGGGATGGACATGAAAATCAAGTCCAACGCCGGACAGATTGTTCGAGCGGCAAAGGAATTACGCGAAGCCGGATATTCGTTCCAGAACGTGAACGAATTCGGTAAGCGTTGGCAAAGTGACTGGCGGTATAAGCAGGACAATAAACCGCCATCACTGAACGTGATTAAAAAAGAGATTGGGATCGTCCGTGCAGCACCGGAAACGCAAACGGATAAATTCAGAAAAATATATAAGGAGACGAAAGAATGTACCAAAACATCGAATTGATTGGCAGGCTGGGCAGAGACCCAGAAAATCGGTACGCCCCTGACGGAACAGCGGTGACGAACTTCGACATTGCGGTTGACGGAGGCAAAGATAAAACCGTGTGGGTGCGTATCACTGCATGGGATAAGCTGGCGGAAACGTGTGGAAGTTTTTTGCACAAAGGCAGTGTTGTTCATGTTACCGGCTCATTCGCACCTGACAAGGCGACTGGCAACCCGCGTGTATTCCAACGCAAGGATGGAACGTGGAGCGCGGTGTTTGAAGTTTTGGCAAGGCGCGTTACCTTTTTGTCGCCGAAGAGCGAGGGAGCACAAGCGCAGGATTATTCGGATTTGTTTTAGAGAAAGGAGACTGAGATGGACAAATATATGTTAGGGGAAATAGCCGCAAAGTACAGGACTCTTTACCAAAACGCAAAAAAACTAATCGCAGCAGCAGAACTTGAGTGGTGTCCTAATTGTAAAGGCAAGGGTGTAATTGACCCGATCGAGAACACGCCTTACAAGTGCGATATGTGTGATGGGCGTGGTTGGATTAGTGGTTTTATACCAAGAAAAAATTGAGCGGGTTTCCCTCTCCTTTACCGCAGCCTGCTGGCCGGCGTTGTAGACCAGCAATAGAAAGGATTGAGATGGACATTTACGAAAAGATTGAAAAATATTCAGACATCGGGTTCGGAATTGACCTGATTCATCAAGAAAAACAGGCACTAATTGACGAAGTTTTGACACCAGAAATCAAAGAAAAACTGGCAGAAATTGACGCGGAATTTGAACCAAAAGTTGACACACTTTCGCAACAAAAATCAATGCTCGAAGCCGACATCAAGCAGGAAGTTTTATCCGCTGGTCGCACGGTCAAAGGAACTTACCACAGCTTCGTATGGTCCAAGCCACGTGTCAGTTGGGATACCAAAGCGTTAGACGGTTATGCGTTAGCGCACCCTGAAATCCAACAGTTCAGAACGGAAGGCAATCCAAGTGTAAGCGTGAGGAAAGCATGAAGGAGGATGATATGAGTGAGAAATTTAAGAAAGCCTTGAGAATTGCGGTCAATGATGGTTAGTTTGGAGGCACAGGATTTGGCATACGAATTCGCCAGTGCGTATACACGATACATGCGAATACTCGATGAAGAACCTGATTTGTTCAAGCAGTGCGAAAAAAAGGACGCGGCATTTGAAGTATATCAGCAACGCCGCAAAACCCTCTTCAATTACATCGCCGATTTGGAAGCGAAAGCAGGTGTGGAATGAATCCTGACCCCTCACCTCTTACGTGTTGTTGCCTTGTTTTTGCGGGCGTGTTGCTTGCCCTGATTGTGTTGGGTGTGTTT